CAGCTGTTGTTCCTATACCTCCCCCAACCATTGGATAAATGGCTTTCATTTTAGTCCAAATACCATCAGTTTTCATTTGTAAAACCAAACTATTGACTGCTGATTTTTCCGTTAAAGATAATGTCCCCCCTGCAGTTGTAACTCGGTCAAAAAATGCCTGTGCATCTGCATCAATTTGCCCAATAGAACTTGCCAAAAATCCGTGTGTTGCTAATATCATATATTTTAACTTACGATGTCACCAAAACAATACCATTCATTTTCCGCTATCTTTATTAAAGTTGCACCGCTATACTGCACGTTTAACTTTAATTTACCTCCGTTACTTCTAACGGTCACTCCACTTGTTGCAACTATTGTCGTTTGACCTGCTCCGTATTGTGCAAGTAAAATCTGTGTACCTGTTGGAAATGCAACCGAAGAATTTAAAGGAATAGTCAAGTTATTCGCACTCCCCACGTTCATTTCAACTAACTTGTCAGCATCACTTAGAACAAGTGTATAGGATGCCGTTTGGCGGTTGGTTGTGATTAGTTTATTTGTTTTTGCTGCATCTAAGCCCGAATACTGCGAGTTTGTCGCATTGTCACCGCTATTCGTACCGCTTGTGTTTCCGATTACCGTTAATTGTGCGTCGGTTACATATCGTTTATCCGTGCTATCCGCAATGTCTGCCGTTGTAGCATCTGCCCCAGCAGTTACTAAACCTTTTGCATCGTAGGTAATTTTAGTTTTTGTCGCTCCTGTTATGGCTGCGTTTTCATCTACTTTGCCGTCTAATTGGGTTTGAATTGCAGATGTAACACCGTTCAAATATTGAAATTCAGCATTACTCACACTACCATCAGCCAATTTTGCAGCATCTATTCCACTTGCTACCTTATCATTGTTAACAACACCGTTGTCAATTGTCCAAGTTGCTCCACTTGCTGAAACGGTTATATCCCCTTTGTCACCATCGGTAACCCCTCCACTTGATGCGGAAATAGTAATTGTGTCAGTGCCGTTGTCGGTGATAGTTACGTTAGCCCCAGCGGTCAAGTTAATAGCACCGTCAAGCCCTTCGATGGTAGTAACCCCACCGCTTCCGCTAATGTCAATATTTCCCGAACCTAAAAGAGATTCGTTATTGATGGTTTTGATATTGCTTCCACTTACCAAAGTAGGTTGAACGGTAACCGCACCAGTTGAACCATTTACACTTTGAACGGGGCTTTGAGCCGCTATTTGGGAAATACTTATTTTTTTGGTTGTATCATCACTCACATCCACAATGGGAAGCACATCCGTAGAGGCTACCGTGGTAATTGCCGTGAGTTGACTTATCTTTTGATCTGGCATAATTAATTAACGATTTAAGGTGTTTTTGTTATAGGTCCGATTCCTTGCGCCCATAGTGTGCCGTCACAACATTTCACACTATATTTCAAGGTATTTTTGCAAAGGCATCCACGCTTTGAACTTGGAGGTGATGACCTCGATGGGGTTTCTTTTAAAACTTTTTGATTAGCCATAATAAAATTGAAATTAATGCTATCAGAATAACCCAAGGATTCCAATCCTTTTCCTTCATTATCACTTGGGGTACACTTACGGTTTTAGTGATTTTAATCGTGTCAGGGCGTTGCTTTATGTATGTACGAATAACATCGTGGTCACGATAAATTTCAACCCTGACGCTACCCGTATCAATGATAATAGTATCGTGTACTTGGGTTTCAAAAGTCTCATAAATCTCTACCGAATCGGTATAAATGATGGTATCTAATTTTACTACTTGTGGTTTACAAATTGCCCCATCTTTTTTACAGGCTTGTTTTAAGTGCCATTGAGCCGAGCAAGATGATAGCAATACCATCAACACAACTGCCTTGGCGAATAAAAAGGATTTTACGGGCTTGGAAGCCTTGATTTCCTTATACACCTTCTCCAACTTTTGCACCTTATCGGGCTTGGGCTTGTAGGGTTTTTTTATAGATTCCATCCTGTGTAATTTGAGGGATCTTGGTCGGGGTACATTCCACTTTGTTGGTCTTGTGTAAATTCAGGGAATAATTGAGGATAATAATTTAAATAACTCACCGTCTTTTGACGATAAGTTTCCGCAATATCCCTTTGTCTTTTCACAATCATATCAATCTCAACCCTATCAGGTAACTGCGTATTTTCGGGAGTATTCCGAACGATACCAGCGTTACTTATCTCATAGCCGTGGAATAACAAAAAGTCAGCCATCGCATAGTGAATGAGCATCGGTTGGAGATATTGATTCACCAAAGTTAAATAGTTCCCAGCAAGGGTATTTCCTTGCACCTTGGTTAAGATTGACCGATACAAAGCCGTGCCACACACCTCTTGGATTTGGATGTCTTGGGCTATCTTTATAAATGGCGTAACCTTGTCAATATCCACATTGCCACCCAACTGGGTGTACTTGAACAAGTGGTCTTTGGTTATTAAAAGTACATTATCGTTTGCGTACATCTTATTTATTCTTTAAACTTCCTTTGTTCGGTAAATCAATCGTCTTGGTTGATGCGGTTTGCCAATCAGGTGGACTGAAAGGTACACCAGCTGCATCCGCACTTTGGTTACTTACCCTTTTGTAATTATCCAAATCTTTGATGGCTTGGCTTTTCTCTTCGGGTGTCAATGGGATAAACTTACCACCACTCACACGCTTACGCATATAGGTCAAGCGATACCATTGATGCTTACAATTCACGCCCCCTTTGTACTTCCAAATAGAGTAATTAGATTTTCCACTTGGTGCAAATTGACCGTTAACACCATCATCGCCCATCGTATCAATGTCCTCTCTACGGTATACCACGCCCAGCTTGGCATTGGCAACCATATCTTTACAGAACTGACGAGAATTACCACTTGCACCCATTGGGGCGTATCGGTAGCGAATCAAATAAACCCCTTTGTCATCCTTGCTTTTATCTTCGGGGTTAGCAAATCTTTTGAAAAACTTATATTCGTTGTCATCAGTAACGGGGCTTTCATCAATCAATTCAAACTCCTCACCAATAACTTCGCCTTTGTCTTTCAAATAGTCCAACCATTCGTTCTCTATTTCCTCGGTAAATTCGGGTAAGTCTGCACTTAACTGCAAATTGTTAACCTTGGTTTCTGCCCAACGGATTCCAGCGTCACCGCCCCAAGCATCCCACATCAATCCACCACATCCTTGGGAATATGGCACATCTTTGTTTTGTTGATGCCTACGAAATGCAGCCATTCTTTTAACCGTCTCAATTGAGATGGGTTCTTTATTGGCTAATTGGTGCGCCCTTGCTTTACCTACGTTTGTACCGCAGTCACCCCAACCGTGTTGCATCACCCATTTTAACGCCCTTTTAGCGTTGTTGGATGCCCCTTCGGGGTAATCGGTGAATGATTCTTCAAGTTCTACCTTCTCACCTTCAAAATATGAATAACAAATTGCAGCCGCTTGATCCGCATCCTTGCCCTCTTTAACGACAACAGGGATGCAACGTGCTAAAAAATCATCTTTGCTCTCACTTGGGTTAGGTTTAACAAGTTCAACTTTACTGAACCCAAATTCTTTTTCTTTGGTTTCTTCGTTTACTACCTTACCCGATAAATCGGTAAATTCCAAAGGCTGCAATGTCTTGAAATAAATGTCCAAGTTGTAACCGTTGGCATTCATTATCTTTCTCACTCCATCTAAAAGTAATCTTTGGAATGGTCTGATAACGGTGTTATCAAATAAAATAGATGCGGTTTTCAATTCATCGGCATTGTTTCCAAAACCAGTTGAATCTTTGATACCTAAAAGCATTGGTGAGGTCACACGATGCGACATCATTACCTTTTGCATTGATTCCGTTGAAAGGAATTGATATTGATTGTGTGCATCCGACAATTGAACAGGCGTGATATCCGCTTTGCTTTCTGCGTTGTCGTTGAAAGATAGGATAAACTTACCCGTATTTGAAGAGCCTGTGAACTTATTGATGATTTGGGCTTCAATCATATCCTTCACTTCCGCTGGTGGTTGTCCATTGTTGAAGTTGATCAACATTGACGGTGCCATACCATTTTTGATGTTATTGATATGATAGTTTGAAATCTCGGTTTCAAGTTCTGCCCATTGTGTACCCCCTTGATAATCTACTGGGCTGAAATAATAGTTACCAGTTGAGTAAGGTTTAATCACCAATACGCATTCTGTTGCATTTTCATCAAATCCAAATGCTGCAAATCGGTGAGGTTTTTGACCTCTCTTTAATTTACTCCAATCGGGTGCGAAATAATAACCTTCAATTTCTCCCTTATCGTTGCATTTTTCAGGGCGTAAAGTTTGAATTGCCCAATGTTCAGCCTTAACGTACTTTTTTCTATCCTTGCTTTTAACCAAGTGAATAGCACATTGCCCCAACATCTTTAAATCCATTGAGGCATTTCGCAAACAATCTTCGTGAAATAGTTTTTTCAAGTCAAGGTAACCCGATAAATGCCTATCGGCACGAACCACCTCTAAACCATCCCCGTAGATTAAGTCAGATATCCCTTTGATACAAGCGTTATTGGTTGCCGAGCCGTAGTAAAGGTCAATAAGGTATTGATAATAGTTATTATCTTGACCGTATTCAACCCACTCTTTATTTTTCTGCTCAACGATGGTTGGGCTTGTATAGGTTTCTAATTGTATAAATTTCAAATTACTCATATCGTTATCCATTCAGGGCTTTCATCAGCCGTGGTATCCCAAGTTTTAAAGGTATTATTAATGTTTGTTGATTCGGTTGACCAAGTAGCCACATATTCCCACATCAACTTTCCTTCGTATTTAATTCGTATCAAAATAGTATCGAGGTCCTGTGCCACCCCAGTAATGTTTGACAATGACGGCAAAGTTACCGTCACCTTGCTGCCTACTATTGTAACTGATGATTCCGCTTCAACCATTGTTTTTGTGTTTTTATGCCATACTTCAACATCTACCGTACCACCAGCGTAGGCAATTACGATTTTTGATCCATCTTCCTGAAGAAGAAAATCACCACTTTCAAGTAATAAAAATGAATCATTCCCACCGCCCCCTTGACTGACATCGTCAAACGATACAAAGGGGAAAAATGAAATAGATGATGTGGTATTATTGATAACCATTTTATAATTAACGTAAAATCAAAATCTTGTTATAAAAGAAAAGGGGCGTGATGCCCCTTCCCTTGAAACCTAAACAAGAAATATGGAAAACTTAAGAAGCCAATGTTACCACCGTTGACATATCTGAATATGATTCAGCGTCAACGATTGCCTTTGGGGTTGGTTCCATTCCCACAAGGGTAATGGTGTTCAAACGGGCATCACCCATTTGAGTTCCCCAAGATTCAACGTCAGTTGTTGCATCCATACCTTCGGTTTCTCCCAAAAGTGTGAACACATCATTTCTATCCCAAACGATTACTCTCCAACGACCTTTTGTCAAGGTATCGAAGATTTCCGCATCACTATCCGCAGCGTTCGGAGTGCTTCCGCTTGGCTTCAAAGATAGTGTTAAAGTTTGGGTGTAAGCAGTTGTACCGTTGTCGCGTGACGCAGCACCACTTACTTCCAAGGTTGATAAACCTTTTAATTCCCAAAAATATGCAGTTGATTTAACAGGCGTTGGAGACGCACCGTTATTAATTGAGGTTACTAAACCACTCGCATCTTTACTAACTACGTTTGAAAAAACGTAAGGTACTAAAAACACGCCACGCAGACCGCCTACAAACTCTTTGCAAGGTTCTGATCTATTTGCTAATGTATTACAAGCCATTTTATTTTGATTTTTAAATAAAAAGGGAGGGAATCACCCCTCCCCCTTTGATGAACTACAAATCAGATTATTAATTAGGAAAT